TATATGGTTAATCGTTGGATAGAACACGTTAAAGAATTTGCAAAAAAAAAAGGAATTGCATACGGGTGCGCGATATCAGACCCCGATGTAAAGAAAGGTTATATCCCCACGGGTGATAAGAGGCGCAAGCCCGAGAAGTTGGTGCAGGCGATGCCTTCTACCGAGCCAAAAGCAAAAATGATTGATATTATACCGAGACCAAGACCAATGTCCGCACCATCGCCATCGTATGATAATGCGTCGTCGCCCGCAGCCGAGCCTGTTAAAAAGAAGAAGCGTACGCCTACACGAAAAAATAGTGATAGTTATATAGATATAGTGCGCGTAAAGACACCAAAAGGTAGATGGATATGGCGCAATCAAGTAGGTAATGATTATTACGAAGAAGTGTGGATGCAAAAAGACGGGCGGTGGTATGAGATTGGTGAGTTGCAACAAGATATGACTGACCCACACCGCACTCTGCTACCCGAACCAGTATATTATAAAACGCCCAAATTGGTGGACGAAAAGCACACCTTTTTTAATCCGCAGAATAGATTAATTATACCAAAAAATGATAAAGAATACAAAGGTGGAATGATGAATGTTATACCCGACGATGAAGAAGAAGAAATACCAATGCCTCCGCAGCCAGCCAATATCCCAGCCAATGCTGTATTGACCCCAATGGATGCGTATAGATGGGAGTGGTCATATAATCTTATAAGAGGCTTCGTGCCTCAAACACCCGCCCAGTACAGACGATTAAGAAAGATTTTAAACGAAAGTTTCGGCGGGAATAGGGGCTGGTTTCGTGAGTCGCTTCTTGCTTGGTTGCAAAATACCCAAGCATCAGACCCGCCAACAACCGACGAAGATGCTACTCACGATGCAGAAGAACTTGCAAACACAGAGGCGGACTTTGATGACGCAATGACCCGCTTACCAGCGCAACCCCAAGCCCCCGCGGGTAATGTGAATATAGTCGGGTCGGGTATGACTGAACTTGCAAAATTGCTGGAAGAATTGAAAATGAAAGGCGGTGCTGAAATGCGTACACCATCATTAAGCACCCCATTTTGCAGGCAGGGTAATAAATACTACCATCGTAAGGATATAGTCCCAATAATACCACCACACAAGCGGTATGTGGAACTATTTGCAGGGTCGGGTGCAATCTTTTATAATAAAGCCAAGGCAGAAGAAAACATATTGAATGACTTGGATACGGGTGTGGTTCAGCGCTTTAATATGATTAAGAATGCATCGCTGGACTTTTCAAAATATAACCAGTCGTTGGACTCGCTTGCAAAAGTGCGGGCATACTACGATAAACCCGCCAAGACGAAGGAAGATAAACTATTACACGCCATTATACAAACTTGCTACGGGTTCAGTGGTAAGCCAGTTGTTAAAAGCACGGGTATTTATAAGATAGGTAATCCTCTTGATAAACTCAGACGGCACTTGGACGATTGGAAGGAGGCATTAAAGGATACCAAGATAGAAAACAAAGATTACGCGGAGGTCATCAAGAAATACGACAGCGCCGACACCTTCTTCTTTTTAGATCCACCCTACGAAAACACCGACAAGGACTTTGAATATGCGCAGGACACGGACTTTGATTTTCAGCGCCTTGCAGATGTGCTGTTCCGCATTAAAGGCAACTTTTTAATGACGATTAACGACAGCCCCAATATCCGCAAATTGTTTAAGAATTTTCAGGTCAAGACGTGGAACGTACGGGCGGGCTGGGCTGGGTCGCGAGCCAAGGGCGACGAAAACAGGCGTGCGGAGTTATTAATCAGCAATTACCCCCAAAAGAAGTATGCCTGAACGCACCCACGTGGGGTGACCCATATTTTGATGGTCTGACCCATATTTGAGCGTTTTTTTAAAACTATCCTATAACACCCCTCTCCCGAGGGGACTTTGCAAAAACAAGGTGAAAAATGGGTCAGTGACCCATATTCTGGGTCAGGCGGTAATTTAAGCAAAATATCAAATAATTATATATATGTTAGTATATATATATAATGCGCAAAGGCGAAAGAATGATAGGTGGTGCACCATTAAATCCAAAACAGGTTGCTAGGTCTTTACAACTAGCAGAACAAGCAGAAGGACAAGAAAACCAACTGATACAAGCGCTAATGCAAGTGTCGGATAGATGGGTAGTAGATAATGCAGACAAATTTAAAAATATAAGAGGCAACCCGAGAGTATTTGCTGATTTATTTAAGCACGTAGATAGTGCTGCTGCATCCGCAGGAATAGATGAAAAATATGTGCGTAAGTGGGACTCCTATATGTATAAAGAAGATGGTCGCCCGACAGATTTTGCAATACGTAGATTTGATGATATTCTGGGTCTGCGCCCGAGTGAAGATTTGACGATGACCGACGCAGAGACAAGACGAGTGATGAGAGCGTTAGGGTCAACACCAACCACTGCAATAGAACCACCACCTGCTGAGGAAGAATATGAACTACCTGACTTGGAAGGTAATGGATACGGAGGGGCGACCGATACGCAAATAGGACGGGCAGCCCGATACAGAACCCACGTGCGCGAGGCGTTAGAGCCACCAAAATATGAGTGCCTGTATAGAAACTTATCTTATATAATCCATTCCAATGACGAGAATGTGATCGGTAATCCATTTTCACCCGATGATAAATACGACGCAGACGTTCAAAAGATATTAGACAAAGCAGAGGCGAATTTGAAGCGAGTTAAAGAATTAAGGGATAGAGGAATTGAACCCAGAAAAGTTCCAAAATGCAGTGGTAAGGTATTCAAGCCCGAGACAACGCCCGCAGTACAGCCCTCTGTTTTTAAAGCATCAACACGAAAAAGAGCGCCCGCATCTGCTGTTGATTTCACAGCACCAGCACCAGCAAAGCCAGCCCCATTTGATTTTGCAGCGATTGATAAACTGCGAAAATCAAAAGGCAGCGACGCACCCGTACCACGCAAAGTCCCACTCTTTGTACCAACACCCGCATTAATAGAGAAGACCCGCTTAAAACGATTAGAAGGCAGAGGAGTGGGAGGTAATCTGTGGGACGATATAGTAGACGGCGTATCAATGGTGTTCGGTAGTGGTCGCCCATCCGCGCAATATCCGTATTTACTTTAATTATTTCATTTAGCGCCAATATATAATCTAACTACATATTATATAATGGAAGAAACCCAGAAGGTCACTTTATCTTACTCCAAAGAACTGCAAGACATTGCACTCAACACGCTCAGTGTTAGAATTACAGAGCAACTATACGACCCAGTAGGAGCGTTGATGGTTAAGCAATTTGCAGAAAAGACACAGAGCGGTATTAACAGCGTATCGCACAATTGCAACACGGAGGCACAGCCAAAACGCCCGATTATCCTGCAAGAAATACCCGACTACCTCCCAAAAATAGAAGAACCAAAAAAGGCGGTACTAACATTGATACCGCCCACGTGTAAGTTATAATTACTCAACATATTTTGCAACAACGTAGTCGGCAGATGACCCGCCTGTTTCATTTCTTAGCCTCTCAACGAGTTCGGTGAATTCGTCGAGGGAGTATCCTATCTTCATTGTTTCAATACGAAAGACACACCATCGCCCGCAGGTCTGTATCTTACCATCTAACTTTTGAAACCGCTTTTTATTCCAGATTGTAGTCCACCCATCTTTTTCAGCTTGGTGCATTAAGCGGGACATTTCATTAGTAGCCTCACCGAGTATCATACGCATCATCTTGCTTATAAACTTCCAGTCAGAGTCCCACTTGCATCCGTAAGAGTTAAAATATTCTATCGTCTTACCATACCGCAAGACGCTGACCCAATGCCCGTGGTTATATCTGTCTTCAATTAATATAATGCGAGCCGACTTATCAGTAGGCAGTAGTTCTTCAATCTTGGAGTAGTTCTTCAAGTCGCTATATTTAATAATGTCTTCGGGCTTTACACCTGAATGTCTCTCTAAATCATCATTCGTCATCGGCGTGCTAATTCTTTGATTAATCCTTTCTTCGGGGCTTAACTTCTTAGACATTGTATATATTAGTGGTTAGATTATTTTTTAAACAATACGTTTTATTTAGCAATAATTAATATCTGTTGATTATATAGATGGTACACTGGAACAACTCTTACACATATGGTAAAGGACAAGAACCCAAGGTAATAGAAACTTTGCAAGAATACTTTGCACGGGTAATCAAGGCGACGGAGGGGCAATATGCAAAATACGATGCGACTGATGATACTACGGACTACGAAATCAAAAGCAGAACTAACTCAATGAAAGCATACCCCACGACGATGATTACCTGCAACAAGATGACTGATGCGACCCGCCCATTAATCTTGGTATTTAACTTTACTGATTGCTTAGCGTATATAGAGTACGATGCAGAAAGGTTTAGCCAATATGTGACCGCACCATTTAGCAGAGCGAGATGTTGCTGGGACGAGAAAATGCACGTATATATTCCTGTGGAACATCTCTCCGTTATAAAAAAGTGGTAGAATAATCTGTTAAATAGATGTTTATAATAGATTATTTCAGTTAGATTATATCATATATATATTGTTTCATCAAAAATAGATTATTACAACACATATGATGATATAATTTTAAAATTATATCAATGAATGGTATGAAATAATCCAAAAGTTGCATACTCGTAGATTAATTATATGAAAATGGTGAAATAATCTAACAAAATAGGGGCTTTTAGCACAAAAAATTATTGAAATGATAAAAAAATTGAAATCTATTTCCGCCAGCACACACTAAGCATCAAAAGGTTAAACAACAACAACAACAACAATGAACCGCGAAGAACAAATGCACGACTGCTGCCTGTGCGAAATTGAAAACTGCGCTGTGTGTGCGCTGTACCCTGTGTGCGTGGGTTGCAAGACCAACGATGATGGCGGGCGCTTTGATGGGTTTGATATCCAAGGGTGCAATCTGGAAATCATTGATTGCAATGGTGTCCTGCAAGAACACGGCTGGGCGTGCGGTGGGTGTGCATTCATTGAAAACCCACAGAACAAACACTGCAATTGGTGCGGGTTATACACCAGAGACCAGCAGCACTACACAAAAGAAGAATTGGAGGACGAAGCCATTGATGATGTGTTCTTCTGCAAGTCGTGCTACATCAGAGACAAGACCACATTCCAGTGCAGTAATTGCTACGCGTACAAGAACCTAGCCGATCCCCACCACACCACCAAGCGTGGGCTTCATTTCTGCAACGAATGCATTGATTAAACAAAAACAAAAAAAAGGAAGTGGAGTAGAATAGTTTTATAATTTTAAAGTATTAATTAAAGTGGTTTTTTTATTCGTCGTTGCTGTCCCATATTATTTCGTAGCCCCACTCGTCGTCATCGCTGTCTTCACTATCCCACGCTCCCCACGCTTTCGTAATGTAATAAGACACTGCTTTTCTTTTCTTTTTATATAACATCAAAGCGTCCCAATCCGCTCTCAATTCCTCCTCACTATCCCACTCCCACTTTCCGCACGGGAGTTCAGCAAAATCTACATCGCCATTCTTACGCTCAAATCTTAATTGGTATTTAAACGCCATTGTCGTCCTCTGATACGATATATATATTTATCATTTCTAACTTCAACTTTTTTTTCATTTCAATTATTTTTCAGCCAGTGGGGGCTACGACCCACAATAAAAAAATTGAAATCAATTTCCGCCAGACCACACTAAGCATCAAGAGTTAAACAACAACAATTAAAATGAGCCCAACAACCGACATTACCTGTGAATACTGCGCGGTGCAGAGACACGAAAGCAACGTGTGGCGCAAAGTAGAGTGCCACGATGATATGACCCGTCAGGAGGTGTGGTGTTGCAATGAGTGCTGGGAAGGCGATGAAGACATCAAGGTGTTAGAAATCATCAATGATGAGGAAGAAGAGGAGGAAGACGACGACAATTTCAGGTGCGACAAATGCAAATGCGTGAAGAACAGGGAATTCCACGTATCATTGAATAACGATGCGAGCGGGAACACCATCTGCGAGGAATGCATTGATGGATACATCGCGGAGCGCGTGCTTGAAGCGCGTAGACTGGTGCAGGCGCGCGAAATCTGCAATGACGAGGAGGAAGATTTTGAAACCGACGACCAAGGCGTGCTGTGCTTTAAAAGCAAGGCGAAGGGATGGCTATACGCTGAGCCCTACTGCTTTAACTGCGGGTTTCGTGCGCGCGATGGTGAATGCGTGTGCTGTGAAGATGAGATGGACTGGCGCGAGGCGGAGTACGAGGCGGAGTAGATAGATTTATAACTTTTAAAATAATTTAACCAAATTCGGTTTTTTTCATTTATATATCTGCGTATATAAATGGAATGGTCATTCGGTAAGAACAGGGTGGTAAGTGCACTGGAACGCTTGCTTCACCCAAAAAAAAAGGTTCGTTGGAAATGGCGATATTTCTGCTGTTGTTGCAGAATTGATGCAATTGAAGAATTCAGTCCGCCTCTGATTGAAGGTGAGATACATTAATTACCTGCGGGCTTCGTATCTATTCATCAATCGCTCTGCAAGTTTTTTATCGACCGCACCCAATGAAGGCATTGATGGTATTACTTCATCAAAGATTTCTTTCTTTATTTTTTCAAACTTATCAGGATTATATCTACTGCGTAAGTGCATCGTATAATGCATATTTAAGAAGTCGTCAATAGCGGAGCGCTGTGCAGAAGATATTACTACTCCACCCACCATCTTACGGGGTCTACCTCTACCCCGTCCTTCTTTCGTCGGTGGCGGAGGAGGTGGCGGAGGTCTGTCGTATCCTTCCTGTGTTGCTACTGGCGAGCCTGTCGGGTCGCTATAACCCGCTGGTAGTAACGCAATTAATATTTCAACGATAATGGCTTCGGGAACTTCTCTATCCAATAAATTCTGGATTACCCCCGCTGGCGCAAAATCGTCTATTAATGCGCGGGCAGCAGGGTCTACCTCACTACCATCAAGTGGATACGCACGCATTAATAAACCTCGCACTTCTCGGCGACGGCGACCACGCTCTCCTTCGTCTCCCACCACTGCCCGCTTCCTTTTCGGTGCACCTCCTTCCATTCCATCAGAGACGCTGGTATCGGCGTGGCTCGGTATTTCAAACTGGGATGCGGTCTTAGAAGATGCGACGGGCGTATCATCTACACCCGTAATGGCGGTGCTTACTGATGCCCCGACGTTAGTTAATTTTCTTGCAACTCTGCGCAGGAATGTATCGTCCTTAAACAGCGCGTCGACGTCCTGCTTTATAAACGCCTTATCTGCTGCGCTTCCAACATTAGATCCTTCCAGCAATGCGATGATAAAGTCTTGGCAGTTGTTTGATGATGCGTCGTAGCGTGTGAATTTATCGCCCAATACCTTCTCCCCTCCCATCATCAATTTATTCATTGTTAGTGCAGACGGGACAGGCGTGATTTCATTAAATTCGGTATGTTCTTCTGCCTTCGGGTTCGGTGTGATTTTTATTACTTCTTCCTTTTCAATTGCATATGTTCCGCTTGCAGTGGTCACTAAGAGTTTTAAATGAAAGAGGTCATCGTATGGTTGTCTTCCAAACTTTTTATTAAATGAACCGAGAGATACTACGTTCATTAATGCGTTTAACACCTTTCGTACTGGCTTCCTACTTGCAACCATTTTTAAAATAGGTTCGTCTCCGTGCTTTCTTAATGTTTCTTTAACAGCAGGAGAGAGAGGTAGTTTGCTTAAAAAAAGAACTGCATCGCCGTATCGTTCAACCTTTTCTGCTAATTTCTTACCGAGGATTTTTGAACCTACATTACGGGCAACCTTCTGTGCTGTCTTCTTAACGCTTGTTAAAAAATCGCCCAGCCCCTCACCTGTCGGTTGCATCTTACGTGGTCGTCCTCTTTTTTTTGTTGAATTAACCAATTGAATAAACTCGTCCATATATATATAATATATTACTATATATTAAATATTTAAACTAAAAAAATTATAAAAATCGGGTAGGCATTTCTTTTACTTCTAAATAAATACCTCCCATCATCCCGTGCGG